GCTTTCAAAGGCTTGGTGGCTTAAAATGGGCCGCCAATATTTGGTTGTTGAAAAGGACGCCCCGCAGCTCAACTATACCGGCTGGTACATGAATATGAAGAACCGGTTTGGGTGGGCAGACAAGAAGGACGTCAACGCCAATGTCGATGGCAATCTGAAAATTACCATTATTGACCGTTTTGGTGCCAATGATGACTGAATGCGTGATTCCACATAACTTCAAACCGCGCGCTTATCAGCGCCCCCTATATGATAGCATAGGAGGCGGTTATAAGCGTGCAGTTGCTGTTTGGCACCGTCGGGCCGGTAAGGACAAGACCATCCTGAACCTGTTGGCCAAGGAGTCGTTCAAGCGGGTCGGCGCCTATTATTATTTTCTGCCGACATACAACCAGGGCAAAAAGATCATTTGGAACGGTATAGACAGGGACGGCTTTCCATTCCTTAGCCATATCCCGCCGGAAACCCGAGAAAAAACAATAAGCACTGACATGATGATTAAGCTTAAAAACGGCAGCTTGATCCAGATTGTTGGCAGCGACAGCATAGACAGTATCGTAGGGACAAACCCGGTCGGTTGTGTTTTTTCGGAATATAGCCTTCAGGATCCCCGAGGGTGGGATTTTATCCGGCCGATTCTCCGTGAAAATGGCGGGTGGGCGCTATTCAATTTTACCCCGCGTGGGCACAATCACGCCTATGATCTTTACAAGATGGCAGAGAGCAACCCGGATTGGTTTTGCGAGCGTTTAACGGTTGCCGACACCGGCGTGCTTTCTGAGGACGACATTCAGGCGGAACGCGATGCCGGAATGTCGGAAGATCTAATCCAGCAAGAGTTTTATTGTTCCTTTGACGCTGCAATCCAGGGCGCATATTTCGCGCGTCAACTTGCAGCAGCACGAGAAGAGCTGCGTATTCTCCCCTACATTGAAGTAGAAAGCGGTGTTCCCGTTGACACCTGGTGGGACCTCGGCATCAGTGACACTACAGCAATTTGGTTTTCGCAAACCGTTGGCAAAGAGATCCACATTATTGACTTTTATGAGGAAAGCGGAGAAGGGCTTGCCCATTATGCGGGTGTGCTCAAAGACAAGGGGTATCGATACGGACGGCATGTTGCCCCCCACGATATCGAGGTCCGGGAGCTTGGGACCGGCCAGAGCCGTAAAGATATTGCAGCAAGCCTTGGTGTCCAGTTTGAAACATGCCCTCGGGTGGCGAGAAAGAATGACAGTATCGAGGCGGCAAGAAGTATTTTTTCAAGGTGCTGGTTCGACAAGTCAAAAACGCAGCGGGGCATAGACGCGCTGGCGAGCTATCACAAGGACTACGACGACAAGCGCCAGGCATACAGACAACAGCCCGTCCATGATTGGGCGTCGCATGCGGCGGATGCCTTCCAAACGCTTGCAATGGCTCACGACCATAACTTGACAGTGTACAGCGGCGGCGTTAGGCGGACGGCGATATGAGAGCGGTTATCCCGGCAACACCGATTGAAGACAGGGTCAAGCTTGAACTCGACAACGGCTTTTTGATTATTCAGCGCTCGCCGTCAAAGCGCTACACGTTCCCGGATCGCCGAGCGGCGGTGACATGGCCTTCCCCTCACAACGATGGGTACTTTGCCATTTACGGAATGTTTGAAGAGTTGTTTGACCCGTGGGTTTTGTTGGCGGAACGGACCTTCGCACAACTGGATAAAATGTTGGAAGCGCTGTTCGCCCAGGCGGTTAAATATGGCTGTACAGACATCTATGCCGACCTGTCAGACGATTGGGCCGTTGTGAACAAAAAGCTCCGGGCGGCATATCGGAAGATGAGGCCCGGCTCGCCCCAAATCTATGACAGCTCGGAATGGTCAGACATTGAGCGCAGTATCCCAATTCTGAGCGAGAAGAACGAAAAAGAAGCGCTGATATTGCCAGAGGGAACGCAGGTTTTCCGGGAGTTCAGCTCCCTGCGGCCCGACTCGTTAGTTGTTACTGATCGCATACAGCCGTGGCAAAGATTCCCGGCGTACAATGCGTTGGCGCAATGTGCTATTTCGTGGGAGCTTTTCCCATATAAAAAGGCCGCCCGGCAGGAAGCCGCAAGGCCGGTTAATGGATATTGAGAGGATAAAACAAGATGAGCACAACCACACACTTGACCGACCTTACGGTTGACGGAAACCTGGCTGTGGCCGGAACTATTACAGGTGACCGGGCTCCAGCGGCGGAAACCGCCGAACATGGCGCTGGGCTTATCGGTACTGGTGCGACGCCAGTAACGTACCGGTGGACCGAGGGCGGCGTCATCATTACGCAGTTCAAGATCGACCTCACCGGGCTTGCCAGCAAAGATACCGCCAATGATGTGATCGGCCTTGCCGCTGGAGGCGTCGCCTACATTAGGCAGTACGACACCGATGTGGACGGGATTATTTTCAAGGCTGAGCTTGCCTGTATCGAAACGCCGGCGGGCGGAGACAATGACATCGACATTGTGGCGAATGCATCCGGCACTTTGGAATATGACGGCGCAGGCGGGACAACCTACGGCATCAACGGTGGCGATGCCGTAGCCGGCCAGGTAGTCCAAAACCTTGTTCAGGGGTTGACAGCGGACCACTATTTCTATCTGACCGCAGGAACCGGGGATACTGCCGGCACCTATACCGCCGGGCAGTTTATTTTCACGACCTACGGCCATGCGCTGCTGTCCTAAGGCTTGACAATGGACCAACTCGAGTTTGAACAGATAGATCTTTACGACGACGCGGACCAAGGCGGGACGACGGAAGAGGGCACGCGCCCGGGTGAAGAGGAACGCCTCGACCTATATTGCCGTGACCTCTATTATGAATACAAGGACTCCGAGTATCGGCAACGAAAGTTGGATGAGCGTAGCGATAGCCGCAAGCGGTATGCCGGTCTTCGGGACCCCAAAAAATTCCCTTGGCCCGACTGTTCGAACAAGAGCTTGATGATTGACGCGATTGTTATTGATAATATCGAGCCGCGCATCATGGCGCAGCTTTTCGGGGATTCTGATATTGTCAATGTTGAGCCGGTCGGCGCGGAGGACGTCCAGAACGCGGAGAGCGCTAAAAACTTTCTGGTTTGGGCGCTCAAGAACAACATGGACGCCGAGCGACAATTGCGCCCCATCATACACGACCTGCTCCTTGATGGGACGCAGTTCGTCATCCCAATCTGGTCCGAGAAAAACAAGCTGAATTTTGTTCGTTCGATCCGCCTGGTGTTTAATACCGCATATGGGCCGATGGAGCTAACGCCGGAGCAGGCCAAAGCCCCCGAGGTTCAACAGGCTATCCAGATGGGGTTGTTCCAGTATTCCGGCATGAAAGAGGTCATGGAGCAACGGCAACAGACCGAGTTCAGGGTGGAGCTTGAACAGGTGCCGATGCCGGATGCCTTTTTGCCGGATACCGGCGATCCGTGGGACGAGCAACCGTTTCTTAGGCTGATTTATCCCAAATATTCCGAGCTCCTTGAATTGACAGAGGAAAACGGTGGGCCATACTACGGGATCGATGAAGGCTTGATCCTCCAGGACGGGCGCGATGGCCTGGAAAATAAGGACGAAAACCAAGACGACGTTGGTATTAGGCACAGCAAGTACAGCAAAGAGGTCCAGCTACTGGAGTGCTACGTTTTTTGGCAGGGCGAATGGTGGCTATGCACGCTCGCGCCGGATGCCGGGTTTAAGGAGGTTCGGCGGCAGCCAGTGTCTGAGATTTACGCCCATGCCGGCAAGCCTGTTAGGCGGTTTGACCTGTTCCGGGAGTCAAACGAAAGCATGGGCACCGGGCTTCCGCAAAAGATTAAACACTTCAGCACTGGTGCTGACGACCTCTACAACCAAATGATTGACAACGGCACAATCGAAAACATGCCGTATTACTTTTATGAGGTGGTCGCAGGTTGGAACAGCGCTGATAAAACGCTCATGCCTGGGCAGGGCATTCCTGTTCCGAGGGGAGCCAATATTCAGTTCCCGCGCTTCAACTCCAACGCCGAGCGGTTCATGGGTTTTATCGAGTTGATCCTGCAAATGCAGGAGCGCTTGGTTTCCATGATGGCATACACCCAGGCCGGCCAAATCAACCAGGGTAGCGCCGGGAGTGAAACTTACGCGGGGATGAGACTCCTTGTCAACGAGGGTAACATCAAACACAACTATATGGGGCATTGCCTGCGGAACGAGCTTGGGTATTTGTTCCGCGATGTTTTGAGCCTGTACGGGCAATACATGCCCTTGGACGCTAAACAACGGATTTTTGACGACACCACAGGACAATACGTCTTCCTGGATTTCGACCTGATGGCAATGCAGGGGCAGTACGATATTTCCATCAACGTTTCATCGGCGTCGGGGAATAAGATGCTGCAGCGGCAAGAGGCCTCCGAGCGCTTTCATTTGTTGGGCCAAGATCCAATGGTTGACCCGCTCAAGATCCGCAAAGATTTCCTTGCATCTTACGACATCAAGAATCCCGGCGAATACCTCAAGCCGGATGCCGTCCAAATGGTGCAGGCACTTCTTGCGAACCCCGAGCTGCCGCATGTGGTGCAGCAATACCTGCAGCAGAAGACGCAGCAACAGCGGCAACAGGAGATAGCAGGACAGGCCCAAGCCAATATTGAGCGCCAGAGCATCGAACGCGACGTTGAAAAAGCGGCCCCACAATTTGAGCAACACAAGTTGTTTGATCAGGTGTCAGAGTCGGCGCAACGCAAGCTTATAACGCCGGCAGTCGAGCAAATGGTGGCGGCGCAAGCGATGGGGGCAAGATAGTATGAGACCATGGCTAAATTTTTGGGAATACTGGAAAGAGATTTATACCCCAAACAGCAATGGCGGTTTTGACGTTAAAAAAAAGGCCGGAAGGCTTGTCCCGGAGCATATAGTTTATGACGATTGATGTCTCAACAGCGGAGAAAATGCTTAAATCGGCTATGCGGTTTCACGCGAACGTCGCCGCTGATGCATTTGACGACGTTCTAACGACCGAGGAGCGGGAGGCGGCGGTCTTTCGCGCCAAGGCTATCCGTGATGTTGTAGAGTTTATTGTTGGTGAGCTAACTGGTAGCAACCAACTTTTAAGAGATAAATACATGAAAAAGATTCGGAGCGCGATTAGCGCGAGCTATGACAAGATCGTATCGGGAGAATGGCTAGATGAATGAAGACAGGGTAGGGCGGGATTTCTTCGAGGCTGTTGAGGAGCTGATTCGCATGCACCGAGAAGAAGCCCTAAACGTAATGCAAGACGGGGACGGCGAAGCGCTCGACGCAGCAAGAGAGCGCTCGAGAATCAAGTGCGCCTGCATCCGGGAGATGGTTTTTAGGCTGATTGAAAAATTCCTGCCGGAAACTGCATCCAAACGATGCTTGGCGCTTCAGAACGGATTTCACGACCAAATTGAAGACGCTGCATGGCGGGAAGGTGGCAGATAATGGCACGAAGCATTTTCACGTTCGAAGACGATTCAGAGTACGCTGGGGGCGGATTCCAGGACGCACCCGACTGGGTTGAGCCTGACCTGAGCGAAGAGGAGGATCCGAAGCAGCCGGAACCGGATGGCGACGCCAACAAAACCGATTCTGGGGAAGGGGGCCCCAAGCCCGAGACGGACAAGAAGCCGGCCCCTGAGCTGGACGAACCGGCAGAACCGAAGCCGGACCCGATCGAGGCGTTTCGGGCAGAGCAGAAGCAGCAGTTCGATTTTTTTCGGGATCAGGTTGCGCGACTGAACAAAGAACTGCTTGATACCAGGTCGAAGCTTGAAGAAGCGACAAGGCCTAACGTTCCTCCGCCTTCAGAGGAAGACTGGGCGCAAAACCCAAATGAGGCGGCCAGACGGCTGGTTGAAGCTGAGCGGCAAAAGTGGGAAATGGAGCGGAGACAAGCCGAGGCAGCAGCTCTCCAGGAGAGTCACCAAAAGTCAGTAAATAAGATTTTTGAAAAGGCGCCGGCCATCCGCAACAACGCAGAACTGCAGGCCGAGATTAACCGGGAGTTTTACAGCGACCCGAACTTGCAGGCCGACCCGGACGGGCCTTTTATGGCGGCGCAGAGGGTCGCAGCGCGAGAAATTGCAAGGACCCGCCAGAACCGCACGCCGCAAGCTGCGCCCTCTGCGGTCAATTCGAAAGAAGCGGAGGAGAGAGCGGCAAAAGCGGAACGGGAGCGGGCAGCCAAGGTGAAAAAGAACGCTATGCACGCCAGCGGCAAGGGAGGCCAGGCCAAGGTAACGACCGTGGACCCGCAGCTTGCAGCATTGGCCCGGCAGCACGGTGTCAGCATCGACACCTTGAAGGCGATGGAGGGTATTAAGTAAAATGGCTACCGAAAAGAAAAAAGA